AGATCATTTTGTAATGGTTCTAGACAATGTGCAAAAAGAAAATTTGGTATTGGAATCAATGAGGCTATGCCAGAAGTTGGTAAATTAATTAAAGTTAACACATATCCAGATCCTTACTGGTTGCTGCCTATACAAGGTAAGATGGTAAGATTAGAAACTAAACAGCTGTACCAACAGCAGCTTCTTGGAGAAAAATTATTAGCTCATGATATTATATGGAGACCTTTAAAACCGAGTAAAAGAGATCCAGATCCATATAGAGATTGGTTAGAAGATTTAATAACAAACAAAAAAGATATGGAAGATGTTGATCGTGAAGATGAACGTGAAGAAATATTCAATATAAGAATGGTAAAATTTCTTGAAGATACTAACGTGGCAGATGAATTTGATCAAATAGATCATGAAAATATTTGGCATGATGATTCGGAAATGAGATTTAAGCTAGATACTTTTAGACAGTTTATGAAAAAACAAGGCTATAATTGGTCTGAAAAAGATTGTACTATGTATTTGAAGGAAAACGATTGTGGCCAAAGCAAAAAATTCCAAGGTAACAATACGAGGCATTGGGTCTCCACGTTACCAAAACAAACAGAGCACAAAAACAAAAATGTCAAATTTAATAAAAAGAAAACTCCATGGGAAGACAATTAAGTTTTTTGGGCCACCGGGCACCGGAAAGACTCATAGATTGTTACAAAGAGCCAAAAGATTTTTAAGACGTGGAGTTCTACCTGATGAGATTTGTTATATCTCATTTACTAACAAAGCAGTTCAAGAATGTTTGGACAGAGTACGAAAAGAATTTAAAGGTTATGATGAGGATGATTTTAAATATTTTAGGACACTTCACAGTTTAGCAAGACAACAGTTTGCAGAGATCCCTGTGTTAGATCCAAGAGTTGATATGCTGCAGTTTCATACAGAGTATGGCACTATTAAAATTAATTATAAGCCCAACTGGGATGATCAAAACGTATACAACAATTGGTCATTACAAATTTACGACAAAGCTAGAAATATGAAAATAGATCCAATATCTTTATATAAAAAAGAACCTCGGAAGAAAGTAAGATTACAACAATTTAAATCCATTATACACAACTACGAAAGATATAAAACGTTTGAAGTAGAACCAGGTCAATTTAAAAACGATCGTTTAGATTTTACTGATATGGTTCAGAAGTTTATTACATCTGGGTTAGCTATAAATTTTAAAGTATTGATGGTAGATGAAGCACAAGATCTTACACCTTTGCAGTGGGACATGGTTGTTAAATTAGCTTTGCATGCAGATAAAGTTTATCTCGCTGGCGATGACGACCAAGCAATCTATGAGTGGAATGGTGCAGATGTATCTTACTTTCAAACATTTCCAGGTAAATCTAAAATCTTAAACAAATCAAGAAGATTAAATAAAAAAGTACACTTCTTTGCTAAATGTTTATTGAATGGAATGGAGGGTCATAGAGTAGAAAAAGAATTTGAATCCAACGATAAGGATGGAGAGATATATAGATGGAGCTCTTTACGTAAAGTACCTTTTAAAAACAATGGTAATTGGATGGTGCTTGCTAGAATAAATGACGTTAAGAAAGAATTACAAGAAGAGGCAAAAGGTATGGGTTTATACTTTCAGGACATGAAAGGCAATAAATCTTACGATATAAATCAGTGGAAGGCCATACAAGATTGGGAGAAGATTTGTAATGGTGGTGCGATAACGAGAGAGGATGCGTGCATCATGTATAATTATCTTTTAAATATAGATCATGGCTACCGGTCAGCGGACAGCAAGAAGTGGAGCTTTGCTCACCCGAATCAAGTTTTTAATTATGATGAATTACATATCCGTGGTGGTATGGTTGAAGAAAAGGGTTCATGGCAAGAGGCATTTAAAAGAAAATTCAAGGATTCAGAAAAAAGATACTTTATGAAATTAATCGAATCAGAAGTAAATTTAGATGAGAGAGCTCCTATCTTAATTGATACCATTCATCAAGTAAAAGGTGGGGAGGCAGATAATGTAATATTATCCTCTAAATGTAACTTTCCATCACATTATGAAAGAAAATCATTATTAGATAAAATACAAGAGTTAAGAGTTTGGTACACAGGGGTAACCAGAGCAATTAACACTCTACACTTGTTAGGTACATTTCATAAGTATAATTTTCCGTTGAGTAAATATTATAAATTGTATAAAAGTAATTATGTCGGTTTTTAAAAAACAAGAAGGTGGATCACATTATCAATCCTTTGCCATACAGCCGGCACAATACTCAATAAAGAATAAGCTACTGTGGCCAGAAGGAGAAGCTATAAAATATATTTCTAGACACAAATTGAAGGGTGGTAAGAAAGATTTGTTAAAAGCTAAACATTGTATAGATATGATAATAGATAGAGATTATGGCAAAGATTGATGCAATTTTTTTTGAACGTGCACAAAAGCGTTTCAATATTAAGTTTAAAAATGTATTAGACATTGGAGCTGCTGCAGGCGATTGGTCAGGTCATGTAAAAAAATTTAATCCTGATGCAAAGTTCACATTAATAGAACCAAATAAATTACATAACGAAAGATTAAGAAGTTTAGGTAAAGTTCACAATGTTTATTTAAGTGATAGCGTAACTGAAAAAGACTTTTATATTAGTAAAGATCCTTTTCAACAAACTGGTAATAGTTTCTATAGAGAAAAATCTAATGTGCCTTTTGATAAAACCACCGTTAAAACTGAATTGTTAGACGAAATTGTGCAAGACGAAGAGTTTGATTTAATAAAACTTGATGTGCAGGGAGCAGAGGTTGAAGTAATTAAGGGAGGCATGATAACTGTTCAAAAAGCAAAATGGCTACAGGTGGAGGTACCTATCTTTCAATACAGCATTGGATCACCTGATATGTATAATTTACTTGGTAATTTAAAAGCAATTGGCTTTTATCCATTTGATGTTGCACAAATGTTATTTAATGTAAGATGTTTATATGTTGATATTATTTTTGTTAATCGAAATTTACCACCACATGAAGCAGAGAATGCAGTAATTAATTTTACAAAATATGAGGTAAAGAAATGATTTTTTTATCTTTGGGTATAATATTATTTATATTTTTTTGTGTATGTCTTTTATTAGCTTTGTGGGATAAAGAGAGGCCATGAGTCATCAGTTAAATTTTATTTATAATGATTCTGATTGGGTGTGCCCATCAGAGTATCCTGATCTTAGAGCTGCAGATGAGATAGCTATAGACTTAGAAACAAAAGATCCTGATCTTAAAAAGTATGGTGCTGGTTGGGCTTATGGTAAAGGTCACATTGTGGGTTTTGCTGTGGCTGCACTTGGTAAACAATATTATTTTCCAATAGCACACGACGCTGGTGGTAACATGGATTTAGACATTACAGTTGCCTGGATGCAAGATTTATTAAAACAACCTAACACAAAAATATTTCATAATGCTGCATATGATTTAGGTTGGTTAAAGTTTAATAATTTTGAAGTTAATGGAAAAATTGTAGATACCATGATAGCTGCAGCTCTCATTGATGAAAACAGATGGAGCTTTTCACTTAATGCATGTGCTAAAGATTATTTAGGTGAAATAAAAAACGAAACATTCTTAAATGAAAAAGCTAAAGAGTGGGGCATAGACGCTAAACAAGATTTATGGAAAATGCCAGCAGGGTATGTCGGCTTTTACGCTGAGCAAGATGCTGGATTAACTTTAAGACTTTGGCAGAGATTTAAAGCAGAAATACAACAACAATCTTTGAATGATGTTTGGGAAATGGAAATGCAATTATTACCAATATTACATAAGATGAGAGCCACTGGTATAAGAGTTGATGAAGAAAAGGCAGTGTTGTTAAAAAAAGAATTTAAACAAAAGGAGTCGTTATTATTATCTAAAATAAAAAAAGAAACTACTTTTAATGTTGATATATGGGCTGCTAGAAGCGTAGCTAAAGTATTTGATAGGATAGGAGTTGATTATCCACGAACACCTAAATCAGGAGAACCATCTTTTACAACGAATTGGTTAGCAAATTGTGAGCATCCTATAGCAAAATTAGTTAAAGAGGCTAGAGAGATAAATAAGTTTCATTCAACGTTTATAGATTCAATACAAAGATACGTTCATAAAGGAAGAATACATGCCGAGATAAATCAATTAAGATCAGATCAAGGTGGAACTGTATCAGGTAGATTATCTTACGCTAATCCTAATTTACAACAAATACCAGCACGTAATAAAGAATTTGGAGACAAGATTCGTTCTTTGTTTTTACCGGAAGAGGGTAAGCAATGGGGTTCATTTGATTACTCACAACAAGAGCCAAGATTAGTAGCACACTATTCATCGGCCATCGGACAAAAGCTAGATGGATCTGAGGAATTTATACAAGCCTACCAAGATGAGTCCGCTGACTTTCATCAGATAGTGGCTGATATGGCTCAAATATCTAGGACACAAGCAAAGACAATAAATTTAGGATTATTTTATGGTATGGGTAAGAATAAACTATCTAAAGAATTAGGTATATCAAAAGACAAGGCAGAAATCCTTCTAAATCAATATAATAGCAGAGTGCCATTTGTAAAAAAATTAGCTGAGGCTGTAACACAGTCTGCAAGTAAGTTTGGTTTTATTAGAACTATAAAAGGTAGAAAATGTAGGTTTGATAAATGGGAACCTATGACTTTTGGCATGAATCAGGCCATGAACTATAATGAAGCTAAAGCTAATTATGGTAACAATATTAGGCGGGCATTTACATACAAAGCACTAAATAGGTTAATACAAGGATCAGCAGCTGATCAAGCAAAACAAGCTATGATTGATTGTTACAATGCAGGATTTATGCCCATGCTACAAATCCATGATGAGTTATGTTTTAGTATTTATAATGATGATGATATAATTAAAATAAAAAAAGAGATGGAAAACTCAATTGAAGATTTGAGAGTACCATTTAAAGTGGATGTAGCAAAAGGTTTAAGTTGGGGAGAGGCAGATGGTTGAAAGATATATACCACTTGATGAAAGAAATACATCATGTTTGAGATGTAAGGATAAGAGAGAAATCTGGGTGTACAAGGATACGTCTGAGGGTAATATGATTCGAGTTGATTGCCCCATGTGTAGTCCACAACGGCCACCGGAAGAATTAAGAAATAATGGATTAATCTGAATAACCTGTTCCGTCTTTACGGTTTTTCCATCTTTTATTCCAAGACCAAACATTTAATTTAGAAGACCAATGCTCGACAATGGCATAGTATTTATCTAACTGCTTAAGAATAAATTTTTTTAAAAATAAAATTATATCAGGAATCGTCTGCAAAATTTTTAAGCTCTTCTTTTTTTTCTTTATTGTGACAGATCTTACCCATTAATTTATCTACTTCATCAATATGTTGTGGGTGTTCACCTATACCAACTGAATTTTCTAAATATATTTTTATCGTAGCGTCAGCTTCCGCTATGGCAGCGTCGTATTTTTTTTCTAGAGCGTCAAGGATTGCGTTCTTAATTGTCATAAAACAATTCTGTTGTAGCTTTATTAGCTATGAATGTCAAAAAGTCCTTCAGAAGCATCAATAACGCTTTGTTCATTGATTCTTTTTTTGAGACTTTTAATTTCAATATCAATCCACTTCATATCAGGTGTTACTCTCTTCTGAGATAACGCCTGCGTTGCCCACTTGGACTCCAATTGAAGTTTCTTTGATATCAATTCCTGCAGTGCCATTTTTTATCTCCTCATATGTGATGAAGGTTCTAGTTTTATCGTAGAAGTCTTCACCTTGACATTGAAGCTCCCCGGCTTTCATTTTTCTTTCAGCTAGTTTCAAAGCTTCGCCGTCGTTTTCAGCACTTAGTGTCCCATTAAAATACTTCCCTTTGTATCGTATCTGAACAAAATAGTGCTTCATAAGACACTATATACCATATATTGTATTTTGTGCAACCCCATGGAGTTTAACCTCTTCGCAGGTAAATTTAGTAGCTAATTTATTTTTTTCTACCATATCTTGATTTAGATTTTTCAATATTACACCAGATTCTTTATATGCATAATACATGCAATCGTTCCAGGAATTGAATTGATTAGGGTAGGTAATTGGTGGTGTACAGGTGGTATCTAAAAAAGAACACACCGCTATTGTCAAAAAAAACTTCATTATTATCCCATTTTATTCTTGCTTTTTTTATAAAGAATGTATAAATAAAAATATAACTAGAAGGAGTATAACATGAACTATAAACCAAAGTTAGTCAGTGACAATAATGACATGGTGCACGAAATAGACGCTCAAACAAAAGCAATACTTGTTGAGTTAAGTGCTGATGGAAAAATTGTTTTTTATGTTGATGGGTTAAAGGTTGATGCCCAAAAATATTTTGAACATCATAAAGCTAGTATTGATTTTCATAAGATTATGGATTTCATACAACAAACATTAGATAAGGCATCACTTAAAGGGGAAAAAGTACAATGAACAAAAACACAATCTTAAAATCAAATTGTAAAGAATTCAGGGAGTTTGCATCCAAAGTAGATAATATTCTACAAGATTTGGTAACAATAGATGCTAATGGCAACCATGTAGAAGAAGGATCTATGTATTTTGATGATGCAGTAAAAAAGATTACTGCTTGTCAGTTAGATATACTTGGATCACCAACCTACCCAATCAACGAGTTTGTTGCAAAAGAACTTGTAAAGATTGAGGTAGAACGAAGAAACCTTGAATTTATGGAGAACGCATAATGGGACCTTTGATAACTAGAACAATCTTAACAGCCATTTTATTAATTAGTCCAAAGATATTATTAATACTATTCGGTTTATTATTATATGCCATCATTGCATAAATCTTGGCAGGATAAACGTATTGCAGCGATTAACAGAAAAATACAAAGATCTGCTAATCCAAGAGCGATGTCAGAGGGACTTATATGTGAAGTGGAAAGACTATATAAAACAAAGTGCAAAAACAAAAAGGAGTATAAAGCATGGATATCAATAAATGGAAATCAGTAGCAATTGATGTAGACACCTACGCTATTGTTAAGGCCATGGGCAAGCAAGGATTCAGAGGCCCTGGTGCTATGATCGCCAAATTGGTTGATTCCGAAGCAAAAAAATTAGCAAAGAAGAATGGGGTATCACCCGAATCATTCAAAGCTAAGCTGCTTGCAGAAGGCAAATCACTTACAAAATTAAAAAAATAATACTTGAAATAAACCCTATAAGTATGTATTGCTTATAGGGTATTCCTCAACCTAATGAAAAGAAGGGGTTTCAAATCTTCTTATTATCACAGAATAACGGACACAATTTTTTATTAATTAATAGGAGATTGTTATGGCAGCGGTTAAAAAACCGTTAGATTTGATACTCGATGAAGCTCTTGATAAGCTAGTTTTAATTAGCCCAGACAAGAGAACTTATGACAGTATTACTTCCGTTATGTTCCAATTATATTGTGGAAACGATTATGGTATGGGGAATAATAACCTCAGCTTTTTAGATAAAGTTGAGAACAACTGGAGAAAAGGACGTAAACGAGTCGCAAAGAATCGTGGTTTGTCCCTAGTTAAAAATGCTTAGCTGCCAGCTCCCACATCCATGTCTTTTCAATGCTGGTGGCTATGCAAATGTTCTCCGATGATGAACTTCCATTACTTGATTTTAAATCAATAAAAAATATGGATGGCATAGCTAAAATGAAACTCATGGAGGATCTTCATGAGGAAACCAATAATAAAGTTAATTCTCAACATATAAGGTTGTTTTACTATGACATGCTCTCCATTCTTATTAAAAATCATGGGCACTAATATTGCTACTGAGTTTGTAAGAGAGCCAAAGCAAAGTGATGTCCGTTTATATCAAGCTATAATTATTCAAGCTTTTGAAGATTGTTTGTATACAATGGGTGGTAAAAATGAGGCCTACAATAAAAAAGATGCACATGAGTGGTTTTTAAACAAATCTAAAGATTTTGAAGATATTTGTTATTATGCTGGCTTAGATCCTGATATGGTCCACAACCGTTACAAGAAATGTTTAGAGGAGAAGATAATAGTATTCACAGAGATACAAACTTTTTGGATAGAATATAAAAATGAATATGCTAATTATAGAGCTGCGGATTCAAAGGAAGAAAGAAGATCTGTAAAGAAAAGGATAGATATGATTAAAAAGAAACTGGACTTTAAATGAGGATCTTGTGGTTAATTGTGGTAGTTGTGGTGCTTGTGGGATGTTCTTCTGACGGTAAAAATAAATATAATCCTATTACTACAGTGATTAGGGTTGTAACGGGAGATATAAGATGAAACCTATAATGATAACATTGTTATACTTAACAAGTTTTGGTGAAATAAAATTAGATACTTTTGAAATATTTATGTCCTGTCATTCTTGGTATAGTTTCAATGTAAAAATCCATGAACGTAAACAACGTAAAATGTTTAGTAATCTTTACTATCATGAATATAAGGGTAAACAGGTTGTTGGTTATGTTTGCGGTGGAGATGAGCCTCGTTAGGCGAAGTGAAGACAAATTAGAATAATTATAATTACTAGAGTTCCTAAATTAAAATAATCAAGTTCATTCACGGTGGTCTCCTAGATTTTAGGGCAATCCTTGAAATACTCTGAGGGAGGTTTTCGCTAGGTTTGCCCATACGTATTTTATAACACAGAATACCGGACACCGAAAGAAAAAACCCCCTGAACAGGCTACCGGTCAGGGGGTAGAAAGGTATAACTAAAAGATAACAATTTACGTAAAAAAACCCCAGGGGAAACTGGGATCTTAGTTATGTGATATTTATATCACACAATTTTGTAATGTAAAATCTATTATATAGATATTTCAGAGTCATTAAGACATCTATGTAGGTCGGCTTAACAGGTGGGTCTCATGGGTCTATTTACTATTATTGTTGTATACCAACGATTATAAGTCAATTTAAGGTGGGTCTGATGGTGTCCCTCTGGTGTCCCTAGACCCACCACATGGTCTTACGGAAGGACAAAATTCTTAATAGGGTCAGGTTTAAATAGGTTGTAGAAATCTATATAATAAAAAATTATGAAAACAGGAAAATATTTTTTAGGTGGTGCTGTAAAAGGCCTTGGTGGCAGTGCTGTTAAATTCTTTATGAAGCAACCTTTTGTTAAAAAGCAAATAGCCGATAAAATTACAGAGATTAACAATGTTTATGCAAAAGCATCGAAGCCAAAAAACATACCTGTATCAAAAAGTTTTAAGAATGCTCTTAAAAAATTAGATAAGCAGGAGGCTAAAGCTCTAATTGTAAGTAAAGAAATGAATAAAAAAGTCCAAGAAGGATATGATGTATTAAAAAAAGCAAAGAGAACAAAATTTGGACCTAAAGTTACCCCTAGTGACAGGAAATTAATACAAGGTATAAGTCAAGTCAGAACAATCCAGTCTAGAATGATTAGAGGTATGAGACAGCTAAGCAGGTATAGAAAAAGATTAGGTAGAAAAGCGTCAGCTATGATGCAAAAAGAGATATCTGGTAAGAAACCTAACTAATGCCTGGTCTAAAAAAGAAAGCACTAAGAACTGAGAAAGATTTAACAATCAAACAAAAAATGTTTATTGATATTTTAGTTGCTAATTGGGGTGAGATTACAAAGTCAGAAGCATTAAGACAAGCAAAGTATGAATGTAAGAACGAAAATGATTACTCAGTTATTGCAAGTAGATTAACTAATAGAAAACTCAATCCACACATATGCAAGTATCTAGATAAGAAACTTGAAGAGGCATCCTCAAAATACGAGAGAAACAAAATTCGTAGATATAGAAGATTAGAAAGATTTGCTGATATGGCTGCAGATAACAAACAATATTCAGCAGCTGTGAATGCAGAATATAGATCAGGCCAATTAGCTGGCTTATATATCGATAAGAAAGAAGTTAGAGTTTCAGGATTGGAGGGTATGTCACGTGCAGAGCTTGAGAAAAAACTCAAAGAACTATCCGGCAAGATTGATGGCTTCAACGCCAAAACAATCGAAATTAAGCCGGAGACAAAAGAATTATCTCAAAAGTAATAATTGGTCATCTTTTGTTACTGTGTTCAATGAAGTACATAATCCTGATATAAAAACAATGGTTGGAGATGTAAATGTCAAAGCGACGAAAAAAAAGTAAATTTAAAAATGCTGTTGTCGGTAAGAAAAAATACTATTTTTATAAAATTAGGTGGATAGATATTACAGGTGATGCTGGGCATAAAAATGAAGATGAGATGGATAAGCTTGAATGCTGCATTATGGTTACACAAGGATACATATATAAAATTGATAAAAAGAAAAAGACTTTAACCTCATTCGCTACTTTTGATGAAAAAGAGGCGGTGTTTAGTGATACAAATATATTTCCATTGGGCTGTATTTTAAGCAAAACAAAAATCAAAAACTGACTTGTTTATGGCTATAAAAAAACGAGAATCAAAGCTATCAAGATTGATTCAAAAAAATTGTAATCAAATACATTTTACTCGCATAGAATCTAGCACAATTAATGGTATTCCTGACTTAAATGGATGTATAAATGGTAATGGTTTTTGGATGGAACTTAAATCAGATAAGGTCAAGTATCCAAAGCTATCTAAGTGGCAGATTAGTTGGATAAATAAACATATTAGTTATGGTGGGGTAGTTTTGATCTGCAATCACTCCCTCTTGGAGAGAGTGTACAAACTGTACAGACCGGTGTCCGCTTTCTCGGATCCTCGTTTACTGAAACCTCGTTTCTCGTTCTCGGCTCCAGTACACTGGCCAGCCTTCCAGGATGCGGTCCGGGAGCTGGTGAACCTTCGCAGCCCTCGTTCTCGTTCTCTCGTCCAAGAATCTCGTTTATTAGATAAGATGATGGATGGCACCGGCAGCGTAACAGAGCTGGATCTGGCACGGATCTCCTGACCCAATCTCGTTTGTCGTTTCTCGCTCCCTCGTTTGTTTTGTAAGAAGAACTGTTACACAGGGCACCGGAAGGGTGACTGACCAGCAGGAGGAGGAGGTGGTAGTTCAGTAACTGGCGGAGTTTTTTCTTGACATTATCCCATCGGGTCTTATATAACTTTTCTAGATCCATAGATGAGGTGGGCATTGTTTCGTCAAGCTCGATTTTATGGATCTGGCCATAAACTTGGCTTCGGTAACAAAAGAAAGGATGTATGACTGATAAAGAAAAAATAAAAAAGATAATACGTATACTTAACAAACACGTTGAGGACGTAGGTGATTTAGCCTGGCAAATACGAAAAATTACAGAAATAGTTACTAAAAAATAAAAAGGAAGGAGAACATAATGCCATTTTCGAAAAGACAAAGTCACAGACAAAAGAGGATTAAACAAACAAAGATCCCGGTGACCGTTAACAATATAACCAAGCAACAGCTAGATACACTGATGCATGAACTGCAGCTGGTAGCTGGTCCCTGGAGTAAACAGGGGGTGATCATCCGGATTGGCTGGTGGAAGAAGGCTGCGTGAGTATAATTTTATTCATTGCCATCGTCTTGTTCCTCGCACCGTCGTTCACCGGCGGCCTGTTAGTAATACTACTGGCATGCTGGTGGGCCCTGCAGCACGGAGTTCTTTGATGCCGTCTCGTGTCGTTTAGTTTAGAACCAGTTTAGAACCATTCTAATCTACGAAGCTGGATCACATTGATCTGGGAAGCCACTTTGTGTGAAAATTTAGGTTTGACTTTAATATGGGATATGATAAGACTAGGGTTAAAGATAACAAAGGAGGAAAATATGGGTCTAGATCAATACGCTCATCTTCGTAATAGGGAAATAAATTTTAGAAAATATTATTCCGATGATGAAGAAGAAAGGAAAGAGGAAGCTAAGCACGTTTTCATTTGGCGTAAGCACGCACGACTGCAAACATTCTTTGCTCGTAAGTGGCGAGAACAGAACGAAGCCGAACAGAAGAAAAGGGATAGCCGACTGAGTTCCCACCCAATGGATTTAAGTCATCTCGGTTTTAACGCAGGGGACGAAGTCTATATTACGGAAGAGGTCGTCAAAGAGTTAGAGGAAGAAATAAAAAACAACTATCATAATTGTTTTTGTTCTGACGGTTTCTTTTGGGGTCAGCAATTCCAAGAGGAAGCTGTGAAAGAATATAAAGCCCAAGATAAGAAGTTCATTAAGTGGTGCAAAGAACAAATCCAAAATAAACAAGTTCCAATCTACACTTGTAGTTGGTAAAGCTATGCCGTTGCCGTCGCTCGTTAGCGACGGCTCGGTGTGTTGCTTATTCACAACAAGCTGTGGCTCCACAGCAACAAGTTCCCATCTAGTTCTGGAGAAGTTCTACATTTGTTTGTGGAAAAACCCAAAATGGACACATTATTATATTGTTATTAATATGGGATATGATAAGACAATAGAATAGTTAAACAACAATGAGGTATAAACTATGAGTACAGCAAAAAAAGTTAGACTAAAGCAAGACGAGGAAAAACTTGTTGTAGCGTATGCTAACTTAAAACTAAAGCAAAATAGATTAGCCAAAGAAATAGATACAATGAAACAAAGTGTGGTTAATCTTTTTGAAGATAAAAAAGTAAATGTTATCTTTGCTAAAGATAAGCAAGATAATATATTTGGAATTCAGCGAATAAATCGAAAAAGAAAAAAATTCGATACTGCTAATTTCAAAATCAAGCATACTGATTTATTCAATAAATTCACAAGTGAGATTGAATATAATGAGTATAA